ACGATTGTAAGAAACTTGTTAGACAATATGTATCTAACCAACAACGCAAGATATGCAGTCCTTGCAGGACAAGTAGAGTTAGACGATTTACTCACATCAAGGCCTGGTGGTATTGTGCGTATGCGAAGCCCAAATGCTGTAACTGCTTTGCCGACACCACAAATACAACCTTTTGCTTTTCAAATGGTGCAATACCTTGATGGTATTAGAGAGGAGAGAAGTGGGGTGTCTAAAATGACACAAGGACTTAATCCTGATGTTTTAACCTCGCATGTAACAAGTGGTGCGATATCAGCAGCAACAGAATCATCAATGCAAAGAATTGAGTTGATTGCACGCATATTTGCAGAGACAGGTATCAAAGATTTATTTAGAAACATCTACTCGCTGATACAAAGATACGAAGATCGTGAGAAAATGTTTTATCTCAACGGCAAATTTGTGCCGATTGATGTATCGAGATGGAAGGAAAAACTTAACTGTACTGTAAATGTAGGCGTTGGAAGTGGCTCACAGCAAAGCAAAATGCAGACTATGAACAGTATTATGCAAATTATATCAACGATTGTGCAACAAGGAGGCATGGGTACTCTAGTGCAACCACAGAATATATACAATGCAGTTAGCGAGTTTATAGCACAAGCTGGGTATAAAAATACCGATCAGTTTATATCTAACCCACAGATGATGCCACCACCACAACCAGCACAACCTACCATTGATGAGCAGGTTGCAGCACAAAAAGCACAAGTTGAGTTACAAAAACTACAACTACAAGCTAAAGAGTTAGAGATTGAAACACAAATTAAAGCCCAAGAGTTAAAACTAAAACAAGAAGAATCAGCTATTAACCTTGCACTTAAAAACAAAGATTTAGAGATTAAAAAATCACAACTACAGTTAAACGAGCAAGAACTAGCCCTTGAGGCTGTTCAAGGCAGACCTGTTAAGATTGGTAATGACTAATGGCATTTCCAAAACACTCAGGCTTTGGCAAGATTCAAAGACAAAAGCTCATATCTAAAAAGATCAAACTTTTAAGAAAAGAGGGTAAACCTCAAAAACAAGCAGTGGCAATTGCACTTAGCACTTATCCAAAACGCAAAAGGTTGCCACTAGCATGAAAGACTTAAACGAACTCAATTTAGAAATCGAGATTATTAAAAAAGATATAAGCGATATAAAAAACAATCATTTGCAACATATCGAGAAAGATATGCGAGATGTCAAGATTGAGATATTTAGATTCAAGTATATTGTTTATGGTGCAGTTATTGTATTTGCACTTGTCAGCAATAACATGCAAGAGATATTAAATTTATTTTAGGAGAAATATTATGTATGGCAAACCAATGAAAAAAGGAAAGAAAAAGAAAAAAGGTAAATGTTGTGGGTGCTAAGACCAAGCATTATTTTAAAACAGGTAAAGAGTTTAAAGGAGCTGTGCATAAAATGCCCAATGGTCAAATTCATACAGGCAAGACACACAGCAAAACTTCTAAGCAAGTTGTTCACTTCAAAGATTTATCTGCAAGAGCAAAGAAGGTAGCAAGATCATGATGAAAAAGAAAAGGAAGTTTCCTGACCTTAACAAAGATGGGAAAATTACAAAAGCAGATATATTGATGGGCAGAGGTGTCATAAAAAATGGCAAAAAAGGCAAGAAAAAAAGGACGTAATATACCTACCAATCCTGCTTTGTACTCAAGAGTAAAAGCTGAAGCCAAAAGAAAATTTAAAGTCTATCCATCTGCCTATGCTAATGCTTGGCTGGTTAGAACCTACAAAAAAAGGGGTGGGGGCTACAAAAGTGGCTAGGTCTACTGGTGGTCTAACCAAATGGTTTAAAGAAAATTGGGTTGATATTGGCTCACCAAAAAAAGGTGGAGGCTATCACAAATGTGGTCGTGGCAAAGGAAGTGGGCGCAAATACCCTAAATGCGTACCAGCAGCCAAAGCTGCAAGAATGACCAAAGCACAGATCAGATCAGCAGTATCAAGAAAAAGAGCCGCAGGTAATACTGGGCCGAAACCAAAAAATGTACGGACATTTGCAAAAAAATAAAATTACAAAATACGATTTACAACAACTAATGTTGAAACACCGAGTTTCAATCAATGAGCTATTCCTTAAAACTGGCATACCTGTCAATAAAATTAAGGGGTATCTTACTGGGAGAAGAGCTATACCTGACAATTTGTCAGATAGAATCAAACAGATAGGAGAAAACAATGGCAGATAAAGATGCACAAATAGCAGAGGGCAGACAAGCAAGAGAGTTGTTGGAAAACCCATTGCTTATCAAATCTTATAGTGTTATCGAAAATGATATATACCAAAAATGGATAAGAACAGAGATAACCGATACAGAAACAAGAGAGGCTTTGTATCACTCACTCAGAGGGATGCTTACAGCTAAATCAGTGTTAGTCAATACAATGGAAAATGGTAAAATCATTGAAGAAGAAAATAAGGGAGGTAAATAATGGCTAAAGTTATCAAACCTACCCCACAGGACAATATACCTGTGCAAGAAAGCAAGCATAAAGGAATTCCTGTGACTGATGTTGCATCAGCACAGAAAGCGTTACTTCAAGCACAACTACAGTCTCCAGCATCGGAACAACCTGTAGAGCAAGAAGAACAAACAGAAGTAGAAGAAAATACTTCTGCACAGGCAGAGCAATCTGCCGAATCAGTTGAAAACGAAACAGCTAATCCTGACGGATTAGTTGCAGAGGATTTAGTCGAGCAAGACCAAGCTGAGCAAACACAAGAACCTCAAAGTTATACTGTTAAAGTTGATGGTAAAGACGTTGAGGTAACTCTTGATGAGCTACAGCAGGGTTATAGCAGGACTGCTGATTACACACGAAAAAGTCAAGTATTGGCAGAGCAACGCAAAAAAATGGACGATGAACTTCAAGCGACTCAACAAGAAAGACAGCGATATGTTTCACAACTTGAACAATTTAACCAACAAGCTGATTCCAAATTAGAGGAGTTCAAATCAGTTGAATGGGAAAAACTCAAGTTAGAAGATCCAATGGAATATGCTATGAAACGAGACCAATACAGAGAGTTGCAAGAAAATCGCAGACTCGCTGAAGAGCAAAAAAATCTCGAATTAAGCAAACAACAACAAGAAATGCAACAAAAGTGGAGTGAAGAACTTGCAAAACAACAACAAATAATGGCTGAAAAACTGCCTGAGTTTAACGATCCTGATAAAGGACCGAAACTCAAAGCAAGAATAAAGTCTTTTGCTATGCAAACTGGCTTTACAGAGCAAGAGGTAGATAGTCTTATTGATGCTCGTTCTGTTGAAGTTTTACACAAAGCTATGTTGTATCAAAACTTGTTAGATACCAAAATTTCAAAGAAAAAGGCAAAGGTTGTACCGAAGGTTACTAAACCTGGAACATCAACACCTAAATCAGAGATAGATCAAGAAAACATAAAGCGCCAAAAAGCAAGGCTAAAGCGTTCAGGAAAAGTTGGCGATGCAGCCAAAATGATTGAAGGCTTAATGAAGTCTTAAATACTAACTTTTAACATAGGTAATCAAAAATGGCACAATTAAGTAATACGTTTGAGACGTATGATGCTGTTGGTAACAGAGAAGATTTGCAGGATATTATTTATAATATTACTCCAACTGACACTCCGTTTATGTCATCTATTGGTACAGGTACAGCTACTTTTACCAAACACGAATGGCAAACTGACACACTAGCATCTGCTGCTTCAAACGCACAAATCGAGGGTGATGATTCACCTTCAGCAGCATTGTCGGCTACCTCTCGTGTTCTCAACTATACACAGATTTCATATAATCCTGTTATGGTTTCAGGTACACAAGAAGCAGTTATACATGCTGGAGTAGATTCAGAGTTAGCTTATCAAATAGCTAAAGCTGGTAAAGAACTAAAAAGAGATATGGAGCTAGACCTTACTGGTAAAACCGATGCAACAGCAGGTTCAGGTAATGGTGGAGCTGCTCGTAAGTCTAGGGGTTTTGAATCTTGGACTACAACCAACAACTCTTATGGTTCAGGCGGTTCAAACTCATCAGGTACTGTTACAGATGGAACTCAAAGAGTTTTAACTGAAACATTACTTAAAACAGAACTAAAAAGCTGTTTTGATAATGGTGGAGAGCCTGATCTAATGTTGGTTGGCTCATTCAATAAACAGAAAGTATCAGGTTTTACTGGTAACTCAACTCGTATGGACATGGCAGAAGATAGAAGCTTAGTTGCTACTATTGATGTTTATGTTTCAGACTTTGGTGAGATTAGAGTAGTAGCTGATAGAATACTTCGTTCTTCAGGAAGAAGTGCTTTATTAGTTGAAACAGAAATGTTTGCTACTGGTTTTTTAAGACCTTTTCAAACTGTTGAATTAGCAAAAACTGGAGACGCAGAGAAGAGACTACTCTTAGCTGAATGGACTCTAATTGCTAAGAATGAAGCAAGTTCAGCAACTATAGCGGACTTAACTACATCATAGGATTTGCATAGTCATATATGCAGAGGGGAGTTCCTCATATTGTTTTTGCTCCCCTCACTTGATACCAAATTAATAATGACCTTGAAGAAGGTATCGCTTCGGAACGAGGGTTATTGACATGGAGAAATTTAATGAGAACATTAAACGATTATTTTATAAGCGGTAGAGTTGCTGATATTTCAACAGCAGGATCAACCTTTGTAGCAGTTCCTGATGGTGGCAGAATAATTAAAATTATGACTGTGCTTCAAGGTGCTATAAGTGGTGGTAATGCTGCAATCACTTTCGAGATTGGTGGTACTGCTGTAACAGGTGCAGGTATCACAGTTGCACACTCAGGTTCAGCAGTAGGTACTATGGATTCATCTGTACCAACAGCACTTAACCGAGTTGAAGAAGATGGTTCAATCGAAATTATTACCGATGGTAATTCTACAGGCGCAAAAGCACTAGATGTAACATTTGTAATTAGGAGATAAATATGGGAGCAAACTACGGATTGCGAGTAACCAACACAATTAAAAGAACTGTCAGCGATACTTCAGCGCAGACTGCTGCAACTAATGCAAGCACAGAATATATTAGAGTCGTAGCCGACACCGATGGTGTTTTTATTGCTTTCGGTGCAAACCCAACAGCAACGACAAGCTCAACCATATTAGGTGCTTATGATCCTGAAATCTTCAAGATTGATGGTGGTATGAAAGTCGCAGCGATTGTAGCTAGTTCTACAGCAAACCTATACATAGACGAGTTGAGCGAATGAAACGCAAACTTGATGATGGTCAAATCTTTCATTGGCACGAACCAACAAAAGAAATGGCCATTGAGCATGTGCAAGATATTCAACCCCTTATTGACTCAAACAAACGATTACAACAAGAAGATCACCACATAGCTGATGATTTTAGATTATCTGCGAGGATTCCTATGACTGTGTACTACGAATGGAAGAGTAAATATGGGGTTGATATGTTTAACCCAAACCACAAAGAGGGCGTTAAAAAACTAATCAATAGCCCTGAATATAGATACTTAAAAACAACCAATAGAAAAATATAATGGCACTTACAAACTACTCAGAACTTAAAACAGCTATATCTAACTGGCTAGATAGAACAGACTTAGACGATAGAATACCTGAATTTATTGCACTTGCAGAGACAAGACACAGAAGAGATTTTAAAATAAGGCGTATGGAAACAAGAGTTACAGCAAGCACTATCGCTGATACTGAATATTACACTTTGCCTGATAATTTTGTTGCTATGCGTAACATACAGCTTAACACTGATCCTAAAACAGCTTTAGAGTATCTAACGCCTGAGCAAATGGACAGAGTTAGAGCAGGGAGTAACACAGGCAAACCTAAAGCATATTCTATTATTGGTAATACCTTTCAGCTAAGACCAATACCTGACGGGGTATATGAGATAGAAATGCTGTATTTTAAATATTTTACAGCTTTATCAGATTCAAATACGACTAACGACATGCTTACATTTCACCCTGACGCTTATTTATATGGCGCATTGGTTGAAGCAGAGCCTTATCTTTACAATGATAAAAGACTACAAACTTGGTCAGCTTTATACGATAGAGCCAAAAAAGATATAATAGATTCAAACGAAAGAGATCGACATTCAGGAGTAGCACCAACTACAAGAATTGACTACGGAGCATACTAATGACTACATGGACAGGGGTAAGCACAAGTTCAACTTCATGGACAAATGTAAGCGATGTAGCACAAGGATATTTCGAGACAGAAGATAATATATTTTTGCTAGCTGATGAAGATGGAAACCTCTTCCAACAAGAAGATAATAAAAATATAGCACCTGGTAATTGGCAAGATATACCAGCAGTAGCAACAACGACTTGGACAGTACAATAAATGGCAACAAAGAAATTTTCAGAACTAACAACAACAAGCACACCTAGTAGTAGTGCTTTGTTTGCAATTACTGACTCAAACACATCTGTAGCGGTAACTCTTGCAAATGTTGCAGCAAATATGCCTGATTTGACAGCTACAACTGTTACATCTTCAGGAGCATTAAGTGTTTCAGGAAATGCTACTTTTACAGGTGATGTGACTATATCAGGTGATGATTTATTCATGTCTACCAATACAAGTGGAGCAGCTTTAATTGCAGATGGCACAAACTTTAACCCTGTGGTTATTTCAGGCGATATAGCAATAGCAACCAATGGCGCAGTAACGATACAAGCAGATGCTGTTGAAGCTGGTATGCTCAATGACAATGTTATTTCAGGTCAAACAGAATTATCATCAGGTGTTGCAGACGCTGATGAGCTTTTGATTTCAGATGCAGGTACTTTGAAAAGAGTTGGTCTTGATACAGCAAAAAGTTATTTTGCATCAACACCTACTGCAATAACAGTTGCAGATGAGTCGTCAGACACTTCTTGTTTTCCTCTTTTTGTCACAGCAGCGACTGGCGACTTAGGGCCAAAGACAGCATCAGGATTGACTTTTAATTCAAGCACAGATGTATTATCAGGTACATTTTCAGGAAATATTACAGGAAACGTCACAGGAAATGTAAGTGGCACATCAGGTTCTACCACAGGCAACGCAGCAACAGCAACAGCTTTGGCAACTGCACGAAATATTGGTGGTGTTTCTTTCGATGGTACAGCAAACATTGATCTCCCTGGTGTAAACTCAGCAGGAAATCAAAACACAAGTGGCACAGCAGCAACCGCAACTACATCGACAAATGTTACTGTAGCTGATGAGTCATCTGATACCACCTGCTTTCCTTTGTTTGTAACTGCAGCAACAGGTGATCTTGCTCCTAAATCAGGAAGCAATCTTGCCTTCAACTCAAGTTCAGGTGTTCTTACAGCAACTGGATTTGCAGGAGATTTGACAGGAGATGTAACAGGTAACGCATCAGGTAGTTCAGGCTCTTGTACAGGAAACTCGGCTACAGCAACAACTTCCACGAATGTGACAGTTGCTGATGAAAGTAGCGATACAACCTGTTTCCCATTATTCGTTACAGCAGCAACAGGAGATTTAGCACCTAAGTCAGGCTCAAATCTTGCATTTAATTCGAGTAGTGGAGTTTTGACTGCCACAGGATTTGCTGGAGATATTACAGGTAATGTCACAGGCAATACTTCAGGCTCATCAGGTTCGTGTACAGGAAATTCAGCAACAGCTACAGCATTAGAGACTGCAAGAAATATAGGTGGAGTATCATTTGACGGCACTGGAAATATAGATTTACCTGGAGTTAATAGTGCTGGAAACCAAAACACATCAGGAAATGCTGCTGGATTATCAGCAACGCTAGCCGTTGGAAGTGGAGGTACTGGAGCAACAAGTTTAACTGCAAATGGAGTAATTATTGGCAATGGAACATCTGCTCTTACATCAGTTGATCTATCTACCAAAGGAAAAATATTAGTAGGTGATGGTAGTGGCAATCCACAAGCATTAGCTGTTGGCACAAATACTCATGTATTAACAGCAGATTCATCAGAAGCAACTGGTGTCAAATGGGCAGCAGCAGCAGGAGGAGGTGGTGGATTAGCAGTTGTTACAGCAGTAAATCAATATAATAGCTCAAGTCCTTATGCAAGTTTTTTATATACAGGATTTAATTCAGATTATGATAATTATTTAGTTTTAGTTCATGCTATTTCACTTGCTGGAGATGGAGATGTAGAATTTCAATGGTTAGATGACGGGAGTGCAGTAACAGGTGGTGGTTATAGAGTTGCTTTAAATGGAATAGATAGTGTTGGAACAGATAGACAATTAAGTTCTAATAATGAAGCTGACCCAAGAATATTCGATGATTTGAAAGGTGGCGATGATAGCCCTTTTTCAGGATTTATGTATATGCAACTTGGTAGAGGTGGTCGTTGGGATAGCGATAGTTCTGATTCTGAGGGTGATGTTAGACCAATGGTTACTTGTGATTTTGTAGGAAAAGATCATTCAAATTTTTGCAGGTCAGTCCATGGTGGGTGGTATTATGACACTGCTGCTGGTAACACAATGAATGGTTTTAAATTAATATTTGGTGGTGGTGGCGCTAACAAAGTTTGTTTAACAGTTTATGGAGTTGTAAGGAGTTAATATGGCTAAAGTTTTAGTAAGTAATAATAGTGGTGTAACAGAAAGAGATGAAACTAATTCAGAAAAAACTCATAGAGAAACTATGGATATAGCTACTGTTGCAAGAAGATATAAAACATACAGAACATCAGGATATTATGATGAGTCTAACAATCAAGAAACAAAGACTACCTACGGACTTATAGGTGATCAATTAGATATGCTTTATAGAGATATTCATGCAGGTAAATTTGGAGATAATGCAAAAACTGGAGAATGGTATCTTAATACTAAAGCAACAAAAGACAACAATCCGAAGGAGTAAATAATGGGATTAGAAACAGGTACATTTATAGACAGTCTGAATAGTTCAAATCCAGGCGCAGGAGACCCTGTTAATGAGGGCGATGATCACATTAGATTAATAAAATCTACTGTCAAAGCTACATTTCCGTCATTGTCAGGAGCTGTTACATCTACACATACAGAATTAAATTTATTAGATGGGGTAACTGCAAATACGACTGAGTTGAACTATGTAGATATCACAACACTTGGAACAGCAGAAGCCTCAAAAGCGTTGGTTGTTGATGCGAACAAAGATATTACAGGTATTAGAAACCTTACAGTATCAG